AATTAAGCTTATCAGTTATACCTCCGCAATCGAGACCCCCTGTTACCATCTTTAGGCGCGGCAAAGTGAATTCGCTGAAAGTTCTTTCTTGCTTTTCAGTGGTAAGCCATTGCCGATTCATTTTTTGAGAAACTGCTGCAGTTGTTCCAGAGCCAGCATAAACATCGATTACTAAATCATTAGGATCTGTTGCAATATGTAGAATTCTTGATGTTAGCTCTTCAGGCTTGGGAGTCTCAAATGGTACCAGATCAGGAAACATTGATTTTAAATGGCGCTTGGCAGTATCTGCAGTTCCCACGTCAGACCCTGCCCACCATGTATCAGGTACTAATCCTGATTCTATTTCATTTAAAAACCTTTTTAATCTTGGCATCTTATTGCCAGACCCAAAATCAATTCGGTCGTCAGCAGCAAGTTCTTCCAGCCTTTCTTGTGTATACCTCCAGCATGTTCCTGTTGCAGGAGAAACCACTCTTCCCGAAGGCAGAGTAATGTCATAAAACTGAGAATCCCTTCTTCCTGGCCCAGCCTTAGCTGTTAAGTCTCCAGAAGACCATGGCCCACGGTGGTCATCATCAGGATTTTTGTAACGTTTAATTTGATCTTCAGTTGGAGGAAGTTTATGTCTAGAATTGCGCCATTCTTTTTTACTTTTAGCGTATACCAAAATATATTCATGCGTTGTTGAAATTGACGTTCGATTATCTCTGCTTACTGTTTTTTGCCAAACAATTGTGGCTACAAAGTTGGTCGATCCAAATAGAGTGTCAAGCATTAATCGTGCTGCAGGCATCTCAGCATCATCTATATGCATCCATAAACTTCCATCAGGCTTAAGAAATTCTCTCAAGTAAGTACAGTTTACTTTGAGATCATCTAGCCATTTGTAACTGCAAGTATTATCTGAATAATGGTGGAATTGAGTGCGACGATTATATGGGGGGTCGATTAATACAAGCTTTACAAAATTTTCATTGCCTTTAAGTACTTTGAGGGTATCGTAAGCATCCCCATGAACAAGAATAGATTCCTTTTTATTAAGTAGTTTATGACTCAATGATTTTATTGATGTGCTTTTTTTACGATTACTGGGCACCGAAGATATCCTTTGCTTTATTTGTAGTGTAAACGGGTCATGGGGGCTACGCTAAAGCGCCTATTAAGGCTTTGCGGTGTGCTTGTTGTATAACATCATCTAACCCGTTGCCAGCTGTGAACGCTTCGAGCGCGGTTTTTTCGTCAATTTGTACTAGTGCCGTTTCCATTGCAAATCCTTAAAATATTATTGTAATTAAATTCGCCCCTTGCTCTCGTCGGTGGGGAGCCGCAGGAGAAGGGTGAGAGCGGGGCGAAAGGGGTTTACTTGATAGTTAACCGGGGTACGCCAAACGCCAGCCGAGCGCCTTCGATAATTTCACCCGTTTTCAAGCGTTTCAGAATTTCTCGTTTGTCCGGTTTAGTTGTTATTGTTGTTGTAACAAGTGTCGCAGGTAGTGCGCTCTCGTTTTCGACTTCTACAACTTGCGAAGCTTTGCCAAGCTTAACGCTAAACTCAGGACAGCTGATTTCTGTAATTTCGCACTTTGTCATATTCAGTCGTAGATATTCGCGCAATTTAGCCGCTTTGTTTTCGATGGACTTTCTACGTTTAGCAATGCGTAATTCAGCTTCTTTGAGTTGCGCAGCGTTGCTATCAAGATTAAGAAAAAACGCGGCGACATTGCGACCTTTTGCTTCAATTGCACCGGTCAAACCTTCGAGCGTGTCAATAATCGTTTGCTCGTCAATGTCGGAGTCGTGCATTACTGCTAACGCGGCTTTGTACTCGTCGGCAAGATCATAGAGTGATTCCATTAAAACCCGCCCCCCATTTGATCGTATGAAGCAAGATCTTGCGCTTGACCGCCACCACTAAAACCGCCCTGATTGCCTTGGCTATTATTTTGGCCGCGCTCGTCTTTGTCCTTGAGCGTCATCAATGCCTTGTCAACGGCCTCCGCAGGCGAATTTGCTAGGGCTTCTTTTAACGTTACGCGAGTTTTAGCGGAAAAGGGGAATTTAATATCGAATTTATAACCATCGCCACCATCGTTTTTAGTGTATAAGACCTTTTGAAGAACTAGGCCGATAGGCTTATCTTGAAATTCCGGTATGAACTCGAATGGAGTGTTGGCACTATCAACGCTGTGACCAATTGTTATTGCGTTAAGTCGCAATAGGCCCATAATAGCGTTTATTATATTTTTGCCGCTTAGTTCTGTTCCGTCGGCCTTCTCATAATAAACTTTCATCCAATTAGCGCTACCTGCTTCGCTTTTTAGAGTGAATTCTACGTACTTGGTGCCGGTGTTAGCAGTACCCATAGCGGTGGACATTAGGCCGATATACGCGCCTGTTTCAGTGATGCCAGATGACTCGGCTTTTTCTGCGCTCTCTTGATCGTATTGCATGAATGACATATTTCTTATACTCCGTAGTAGCTGTTGATTTTGGTTGTTACGTTTTTTAAATCGTTTTCGATTAGTTCGCTTTCAAACATGCCGATCGGTGTTTTTGCCGGTGTTTGGCCGTTGGTGGCTGTTTCAAAATAGTGTTTCTTTTCTCGCGTCACGCACATTAAGACGGTGGTGAACAATCCTTCAACGACAACTTTTTCATCCAACATTTTACCTGTAGTCTTGATAGATATTTGACCCTCGCTATTCGTTTGCGTGTGAGCGATAAAAATTACAACAATGTGCTCAGGTAGCGATTTCGCAAAATCAATTAGACCCAAAAAGCCAAGCGCCATCTCAGTAAATTTTTTATATCCGGTAACATTTACGCGGGAAAACTCATCTCGCATCACTAGATAGTTTGAGTCATCAACAACAATTACTTTCTTACCTGCTTTAACTGCAGCCGACATTGCTTTTATAATTTTTTGATAGTCAGCGCCGACATATACCGAGCCGCTTGTGTTCTCTTGCGAGAATTGCGTCCATCCCTTAGGCCGAAAAGGTAAATCTTTTTTCTCAGCTTGAATTAGAAGCGTTGAGGCGGGGTCTAGGTGCTGCAAGCTGGTTGTCTTGCCTGCGCCACTATTTCCCAATACCAGCACGGCCCTACTCATTACCGGCTACCATTGGCACGTTATGCTGGGCGTTGGCTTTCGCGGCGCGATCTCTGTATTCTGCAGGATCAGGCGTGGCGATTGCGATCGCTAAAAGCGCTATTAGTGCGAGTGATTGAATGCAATCTATCATGTGCGGGCTCTCTTCAATTCGTTTGGTTGAATTAAAGTTAGCAAAAAGCTAAACTTTCCGCAAGAAAATAATTAAAATATTAGCATGTTGCTTTTTAACGAATGAAAAAAATTAGCAAAAAGCTAAAGTTTTTAGTTGCAGAATGTGCGTTTTGCTATTATATTTTTGCAATGAATATAAAACAATATCTCAAAAGCACAAACACAAGAGCAAAAGAGCTTGCTGAAAAAGCAGGCGTTTCCGCGCCTTATTTATCTCAACTCGCAAGCAATCACAGGACGCCAAGCAAACAGCTTGCAAAGCGGCTTTCTATCGAAACCAACGGTGAAATCGAAATTTTGCACGCCCTGTTCCCTGAAACAGCCGAAACAGCCGAAACAGAAGAGGATCAAAGCGCATGACTTTGGGCTCCCTGCAGCATGTAAATATTATTAAGCAAAACGAGCGGCGTGGAAATTGTAGAAAACTACCAATTTGCATCAACGCGGCTCGAATCACAAAAAAAGAGCGGCGGCGGTTGGTGCAATCGATGCTCGGCTATACGCAGCAACAACAAGCAGATGAAGATTGCCGCACGCTTACAACAATAACCAAGCAAAGCGCCAGCGTAGTAAAAAAGCTGGGAGCGGCGAATATTACGCACGCCGTGGCAATCGCTATTAGTGCAGGAATAATAAGCGCATGACAAAAAACGATAATAAAAAAACAGTTAATGAATTGTGGGAAGAGCACGCCGAAACCTTGGGGCCGGTTGCGTATGAAACGTGCCGGGGGATTTATTACACGATAAAGGGGGCGCTGGTAGCTGTGTTTTTGTTGCCGGTGCGGTTGATGAAAAAAGATACAGGATCGAAAGACGAGCAATAAAAAACCCGCAGCCGACGAAGCAAAACGGGTTTTATTGCACACATTGAAATGAACAACGGTGATCAGTATGGAACAACATATAGAAAAAAGCAACATTATAGATTTCAAACCGCCTGAAAGGACGGAACCGGCAAAAGAGGCGGTAATAGTGGCAGATGTTGAAAATGGTTACACGCGCATTGCTAACGAACTGATGGACGCTCTATGCACGATAGATATGCCGGGCCGTTACTTTAAAGTGCTAAACGCTGTAATAAGGAAAACTTACGGCTATAACAAAAAAAGTGATTGGATAGCGCTATCTCAATTCGTAGAGATGACAGGCATTGAAAAATCAAATGTATCAAGAATTTTGAATGATTTGGTTAGAGCTGGAATTTTAACAAAGACCGGAGACGGAAATATAAAGCAGATTTCTATTAATAAAACGGTATCTGTTTGGGTGGCCCCAAAGCCAAAATATAGCATTAAAAAAGAGGCTAAAATTGACGATAAAAAGGGGTTGTCAACCCCGACAATATTGTCAACCCTGACAACAAATATTGTCAACCCTGACATTAAACACGTCGAAATTGACAACCACAAAAGACATATACAAGAAAGACAAATACATATGTCATCTGGTGATGACGAGCATGTGAAAACGAAAGTTAAAAAACCTGTATGCCAGACACAGAAAATCATTGATATTTATCATGCTGAATTGCCGGAGCTGCCAGAGGTAAAAATACTAACCCCTGACAGAAACAAAAAAATCAAAGCGCGATGGAACCAAGGGGAGAAATTTCAATCCTTAGGATTCTGGACTAAATATTTTAAATACGTTAGGACTTCTGACTTTTTAATGGGCAGGTCGGAAAATAACCGTCAGTGGTCGGCCAATATTGATTTTTTAATAGCGGCCTCAAGCTTTGCAAAAGTCATCGAAGGAAGTTATCACCAAGGCGGTGAAAAATGAAACTTTACAACGATGACGCAGAAAGCGCGGTTATTGGTGCGATTTGTATGGATGGTTCTTGCTTGCTTGAAGTTATCGACATGCTAACGCCTGAGTCATTTTATATTGGCCAGTATCGGGAAGTGTTCAATGCAGCGGTTGAGCTTGATGGGCAAAACGTAGAAGTTGATATAATTTCGCTAGGTGATTACCTAGACAAGCGCACACAAAATATCAACTGGTTTTCTTCGCTTGCTGATATGGCTAAAAATTGTCCCAGCACTCGAAACATCAAAACCTACGCGGCGAACGTTCAAGAGTATTTTGAGCTTAGGAACTTGTTGAGCGCTGGGCAGGGGGTTATAGATATATGTGGAAACCCCGATTTGACGCTCGACAATAAGCTAAGCGCAGCGCAAGACGAAATCCTAAGCCTTGATAAGGGGTCAAGCAAGAATGGGCCTGTGATAGCAAAGGAGGCGCTCAAGGAATGGGTTGATCATATAGTGATGTGCGGTGAAATGGGCGGCGGGTTGACTGGTGATTCGTGCGGATTTCCATTGATCGACGAGCGCACAAAAGGATTTCATGCCGGTGAATTGATCGTAATAGCCGCTCGCCCTGCAATGGGTAAAACCAATATGGCGTTAAATATCATCGCCTCTTATCTACACCGTCAGCAAAACGTTTTAATGTTTTCGTTGGAGATGTCAAAAGTTGAGCTCTATTCTCGCCTATTTCCGATTATGACCGGGACGAGTTATTCGTCTACGTTGGAAGCAAAATTCAATGAAGAGGAAACTAACAAATTTAATAATTTTATTGCCTCAATGGCAGACCAGAAGTTTTTTGTTGATGACGACGCGGCAGTTAGTATTTCAGCGATAAGATCACACGCCAGAAAGATTAATAAACGAAAAAAACTTGATTTGATTGTTGTTGATTATATGGGGCTTGTTGAGGCAGAAGGGTATTCGCCAACAGAGCAGGTATCCAACGTTTCCAAGGGTCTAAAGCGCCTCGCTAAAACTATGGGGTGCCCTGTTATAGCGTTATCACAACTAAGCCGTAAATGTGATGAAAGGCCCGATAGCAGGCCGATATTGTCGGATTTACGACAAAGCGGATCAATCGAACAAGACGCCGATATTGTAGCGTTTTTGTACAGAGACGAGGTTTATTACCCTGACTCGCCGGACAAAGGAATTGCTGAATTTATTATACGAAAACTGCGGCATGGTGAGATAGGAACCATACCTTTGGCGACTGACTTCGGAACTTGTAGATTCTTGCACACATTACAAGAAGCTAGAGGCTTCCAAGAGAAGAAAAAGCAAGATCGAGGGATGTCATTTTGAGCAAATCAGAAACGGCAAAAAAATACCTAAATCAAGCGCGTGAAATCATCGAAAACGGCAAGGGTGCAGGCGGGCAAGTTGTCCAGTGTGGCGCTAGAAAGGCGGCTGATAGGGATTGGTTTAAATTAAATACCGGCTATCAATTAGATTATGTAAAGGGTGCAGCATGAAAAACAAAAAACCTCGAAACAAAAAATACAACAAAAGTAAATTAGGTCAGCAACGTCTACATCGAGCAGCCGAAAACGTTTGTTTTCATGCTTGGAAGTCGGAAGAGACAAGCGAAGAGATGCCGGTTTTGCATAGTGACGCGCCCGCCAAAGTCTTTAATCATGCGATTGAAAATAATTATCGATGGCACGTATTAGCGTTAACTCAGTGTTTTGATTCTAACGATCAATATTACGAAGAGGTGCAGGAGGTGGTGACCGCCGCTCCATGTAATATTAATGACCTCAAATTCGTCGTTGAAGGCGCAATGCGCGAAACAAAAAGAGTAGTCAACCCCCGCGACTTCTTTGATTGTGGCTTTGTTTGCCGGGTTGCAAGTAAGCACGTTTTGAAGGCGGTAGCGCGTAAAGAGCAGCAAGAACGAGAGGCGGTTTTAAGAGAGAAGGACGCTCGGCGGCGACGGTTAGAGAAATACAAAGCATTACTAGAGGTGGCTTGAAAATGACATTAAAAGAATTTTGGACGCGCTCAAAAGAGGCTAGGCAACGTTTCATCAATGCAGCGATCAGCGAAACCCCTACTGATTACTATGATGGTTTTTCATTGCTCGCAAAAGACAATCAACACATGATCGAAGCGTATTTCAAGAAAGCGCAGGACGAGCGGCTGGAGGGTGTAAAAACCGTTGGATCCAAATACATCGTTGAAGAATTACGGCGCGAGGGTATGCGCGAAACGTCGGAAAAGCGGCAATTTAATATCAATAATAATTACACAGGGAGTCTGGCCAGACTGGCTATGAGAATGTTCCCTAAAGAGTTTGGTGAGTTTTTCCGGATTCGCCAAGGGTGGTCAAAATAATGGAAGCCTACCAAGTTTTAATTGCTGTGACTGTGATGGTAAGTATCAGCTCGCTAATTTTGCTATTGGCCATTCCGTTGTCATTGTTTGGTGCGGCAGCTATTCATCAGCTAGTTAAATTTATCAGGCGCTTGCTATGAGTGATAGGGTTGTTATTTACGCTGCAGATCAGCTGTCAATTTTTGAAGAGCCCTTGAAAAACGGCCCTATAAAAATAGATTGGTCGTATTTCAAAAGGCGCTCGAATCCGCAAAATTCTCTGTTTCATATGTGGTGCAGTGAGTTAGCAAAACAGTTTAAAGCCGCTGGTGAAGATTGTTTCCCGTCGGGGGATGCAATGACAGCGGGAAACATGAAAGAGCACTTGAAGCACACTTTTTTGGGCTCTAAGCCGGTGCAAAAAGTCGATGTTCAAACAGGCGAGATAACAATCCTTCACGAAACGCGGCAAAGTTCAAAACTCGCTAAACCTGAAATGCTGCATTTTTTAGATCAAGTAAGAGAGTGGGCGATTAATGCAAAGTTAAAAGTAACAATCCCTTTTGGATCGGATTATTACGAGTATTTGCAAGATACAGGGGAGGCGGGTTGATGGCTAAAAAATGTCGAGTATGTAAAAGCGAATTTGAACCACGGCGACCCATGCAAGCTGTTTGCGGCTTTGCATGTGCGATTTCCTACGCCAAGACACAAGATGAAAAGGCAAAAAAGGCGGTTGATAAGAAAAAACGCGCACAACATAAAGCGGATAAAGAGCGTATTAAAACACGGGGGGAGTGGATTAAAGAAGCGCAGGCGGCTTTTAACTCTTACATAAGAGAGCGCGATTTTGATCAGACGTGCATTAGTTGCGACACGCCGCCAAGCGCCCAGCGACACGGTGGGCAGTGGGACGCGGGGCATTATCGTAGCGTTGGATCGGCCCCACATTTGCGCTTTAACGAATCCAACTGTTTTAAGCAGTGCGTCCGCTGTAATCGCTATTTGAGCGGCAACCATAGCGAGTATAGAGCGCGTTTGATAAAGCGTATAGGGTTAGATGCTGTAACAGTTGTTGAGTGTTATAACGTTTCTGCACCCTTAACAATCGATCAAATAAAAGCAATAAAAAAGAAGTATTCAAAGCTAGCAAGAGAATTAAAAAAGGCGCGTGAAAATGGGTGATTTAATACAACGTAACCAGCATTTTTTGCACATTTTAATTAAGCGGTCAGGCGGTGAACTGTTGATTGGCTTAAAAGAACTGGAGGACGCGAAACGAGAAAAGGGAGCTATAAATGTTGAACGCTTAGGGAGTGGCGTTTTTAAGTTATCGGCATTGAAGGCAGATGGCGCGAAGATTGATAGGCCGTTGGATATTGATGATCAAATACAGGAAGAAATTAATAAAGTTGAATGGCCGGACGAAGAAAGCAATCGACAAAAGGCGATCGAGCAAAATTATATTTACGAGAAATTAGCGGGGCTAGTGAAATGATTGGCGAAGTAATAAAGTGGAACGGCGGCGAGTGCCCAGTGAATGATTTTGATATCGTGCGCGTTACGCATGTTGATGGCGATGTGGTAGAGGGCGAGGCATACGGTTTTCTATGGGAAATTAATAATGAAACTAACGGCATGAAAATAAAAGAATATAAACTGTTAAAAGTGGCGGCAGTTTATGAGGCAGAAAAGCACAGCCACTATTTTAAAGATTGCCCATACTCTCGGGTAGATATTTATCGAGTTTTAGAGCTGTTCGGCGTTACAGATCAGGCGCTAGGTCATGCTATAAAAAAATTGCTGGTCAATGGTGGGCGTGGAGCTGGTAAAGATTCCCGGCAAGACGTGCAAGAAGCCGTTGACACATTAAAACGTTGGTTAGAAATGGAAGCTGAAAAAACCGCTTTTGAAAGTGGGGCGGCGTAATTGGGTGAGAAAGAAGAGCGAAAGCGGTGGTTTCAGGCGTATAAGCTGCTTACCCGCAAAACGCGCCCGGAGATTAAAGCGTGGTTGATGCGCCAAGAGTGCAGCGAATACCGCGACGATATGCGGCGGCGTTTGAATGTAATGTCAAAAAATCAAGAGCGGTCTAAAAATGCCAATCAGAAAAGCAGCGGAAAGGGAAAAAATAGAAAATGACGTTGCTGTTTTTTTGGCAAGCGGCGGTGAAGTTACAAAATTTAAAATTACAGCTAGGGCAGATAAGACTAAATTATCTCAGAATGCGATAAAATACATTAATGCACCGTTGTTTTTAAAAGGGTTATAACATGATTACAGCAAGGCAAGCACTTGAGCAAGCGTACACGTTAGGGCATACATCTTTTGAAAGTAGCGCGTATCAGCAAGGCACGCATGATCCGGTAAAGGCTTCCACGCGAGGCAGAATTACGCGAGACTCTAAGGGGGGGATTGATATTCCTGATTTCGCGCTTTGTCATGCTGTAGAAACTCGGCGCGGTCGTTCAGGTACAACCAACACGATATGCAAAGCGGTTGAAGCAGGTAAGTTGATATCGGCAGCAGAGTCAAACAAACCGGCTTTATATGTCTTGTGGCTTCGAACTGCTTATCATCCTATGGACAATTCAAACGCTAGAAAGCACTTTAAAAATCGCTTGTTCGAGTTGTGGCGCGACAATCGAGAAAAGCGGCCCAGCGGTAAGTTGGCTGGACTGATGGCGTGTCTGCTTGATTACGCTGTTGATAATTTTAGTTATTCGATGCGATGCGACGGAGCGGCATTGTATCAACCCGCGCAGATTTGCAGGGAGTTAAGCGGGGGTGTTTATGGTGCGCTTTGGAAGCCTTGCCCAAAAAAGATGAACTGGCAGCGAGATATAAAGCCGGAGCTAAACGCAATTTATGACATTCTTGAATCGCTCGACAAAAACGCATTGATTCCAGTGTGGGATATGCTGTCTGATTTAAGTAGTAATAAAAAGATATTGCGCGCTTGAAGTTTCTGGGTGATGACTGTAATATTCCTTTGTAGCGTCTTTAAAAGTGCTACCAAATTTGCCTAAAATAAAACTTCAATTGCTTGTTCTTGGTCGTTCATTCAAAGATTTCATTTAGGCTGAACGGTTTAACCGTTCTAAAAAAACCGCATCTGCAAAATGCGGTTTTTTTATGCTTAAAATTTAGCAATCTAAGCGCTTGACTTTTTCGACTCCAAAATATACACTTTTTTGTAGTTTCAGAAATCACCTCTTTTTGTTGCGTTGTTAGAAAAACCCCGTTGAATTTCAAATTTCGCGGGGTTTTTTTATGTCCGCTTAATAGTACCCGTCAAGGCTCTGAATAAATTTAATCCTCAAATTGCACGGGTCTTTTTTAAAGCCGCTCTACCTTGATAGCCCTTCGCCCAATAAGCCAAGGGCTTTTTTGTTAATGGCTATATTCTCAAAACGCTCAATTGAAAAGCTCGGCACTTGTCATCCTGATTTGCAGATGATAATGCAGCACGCTATTCGTGTTATGGATTTTTCAATTTTGTGTGGTCATAGGGGCAAGGGCGAGCAGTGGCGATTGTATCAAGACGGTAAGACGAAGCTAAATTATCCCAACTCCAAGCACAACAAGACACCTAGTTTGGCTGTTGATATCGCGCCTTATCCAATCGATTGGAGCGACAGAAAACGCTTTTATTATTTGGCTGGTGTTGTCGAAGGTATAGCGGATCAGCTCCTTAGGGATGGCGTGATAACCCACAAAATAAGGTGGGGCGGTGACTGGAACCGAAATCACAATTTCAACGACCAAACATTTTTTGATTTACCGCACATCGAACTAGTCGAGGTTTAACGCATGAGTCCATTACTTATACCGCTTATCGGGCCGATTATGAATGGTTTGATTTCACTCGTTAAGGATCCGGGTGAATTTGCAAAAGATAGCGTCAGGACTAAAACAACAAAAACGGCGGTTGCAGTGGCTGGTGCTGGAGTTGTCGCAATACCGAGCGTGCAAACCGAGGATCAAGCGATCACAGCTATTATAACTGGCTTAGCTACCATAGCTTTAGCGCTCTACAAAAAGCACAAGTGAAGCGCTTAAAAGCCGGCAAGCTCGTAATTTTGAATGTGGTAAGTCTTGCTCTTACGTTAACAGCTCTTTGTTTTTTTGTTCCGTTTGCTGTGAATTTATACATTATGATCAAATTGATCAAATTGAGCAAATTACAGTGAAGGGTGCAAAATGGATAATGATCAAATTGAGCGACTAGGTGTGATTATCGCCGAGCAAATGAATAAAAGTCATCAAGACCACGACGACCACCACGAATTTATTGAAGCAATAATGAAACGCGAAGAGAAAAAACAGGCGCGTTGGGAAAAAATTCAAACAAGTGTTATCGGATCGGTTGCGCTTTTAGTGCTTGGCAGTGTCGGTAAATTGGTAATGATGGGTTTTGATGCGTGGGTTAAGAGTAAGTAAATAGATTTTATAATTAGAATTAACGGAAATTAGGAAGAGGTATTTATTAGGTGGGATATCCAAGTAATACTACTCATACATTTACGATGTTTGAATATACAAAGCTTTTCAATTCGATGTATAGAGATGGTTCTCAGCCTGACAATAATCCTTTTAAATGTGTGGGGATTCCTTCACCTACATGGGGGGTTCAGCATACGAAGCCTAGCGCACCAGCCGATTGGAGCAGTGAAGTTGCAGGTAATTACTACATTGATCACTCAACCGGTAGCGATTCTGAAACTTACGGAACACCATCAATACCACGTAAAACTTTACCTTTACCCATACCGGCAGGCTCATATATTGAGATTGCAGGAACTTATGCGGAAGTTACAGCTGGTGACATTCGTGTAAATGGATATGGGACAGATAAGGAGCCAATTTGGATTGTTGGCGCAGATGGCACGACCCCAAAATTCAACGCCGACGGCCCTAAACTATTGGTTTGGGGTAGCTATGTTTTTATATCAGATATTGCTGTTGATGGTGCTGCGGGGGCTGGAGCTGTACAGATAGCAAGTACATCAAGTGATACATTTGCGTCAGACCATATTTTCCTAGACGTTATTAATGTTTCTGGTAGCGATACTACTTCCGGTGGAATATCAGTTGTAGATTGCCCAACGGTTAAAACAAATAATGTAATAATTTTAAATCCACAGGTAAATACATTAGGGCCGCAAGTAGATGTTGATTTTGATGCCCATGGTGTTTCCTTGGGTGATGGCGTTGAAGATGTATGGTTGCTTGGCGGCACGATACAAAATCTTTCAGGATCAGGGGTTCAAATTGGTAGCGGTCAAAGTGCCAATAATTGTCAGCGTATTTATGTTGGCCTAGTTTCGATAACTAATACTAGACAGAGCGGGATATGGACTAAGGCAGGTAAGGACGTGGTTATCTCTAAAAACATCGTCCATGATATCCAAGACCGATGTGTAGGAGCAGACACAAGCCCAAGCAAAGGCATTGGCGGTCAATATCGATTGGATCGTGTGTGGATTATATTTAATACTATTTATAACGTTAGGTATGGTATTAGAATCCCATCTACCACGGCCAGCGCTGGCAAAGTTTACGCCGTTGGAAATGTACTCCATTCGATTAATGGGAGTTATAGTGGCGGTGTGTGTTTTCCAAATGATCCCGGCGGGACGAATAATTGGGATGATTCAGCAATACACATTCAAGGGTGTGCAGAGCGATACATTGTTGACAACACAATCCATAGCGCAGTATCTGGTGTCCATGTTTCAAATGCAGCGGATGCTATCACCCATATAACGGGCAACCTTATTTCAGAAATGACCGGAACTAATGGCCGCCACTTCTTTTCAGAGCAAACAGACGGCAGCATAACAGAGATGCACCACAACCTGTATTTTGATGCTACAGGCATTGCAATGAAGTGGGGAGGAGTGACTTATACCGATTTGGCAACATATCAAAGCGGGACAGGATTTGGGGCTAATGACATATCAAGTGATCCATTATTTGCAGATTCTGTAAACTTTGACCTTACACCCACATCAAGCTCGCCAGCGAAATCCGCAGGTTATTTGTCGCCAGTGTATTCACTTTTTGAATCTCTGTATTTGCATGACATTGATGTAGATCATGCAGGAAACGCTAGACCAAACACAGGGCGCTCCATTGGTGCGCTGGAGGCTGCTTGATGCCAACGATTAAAAATGTTTATGTTAATACTGATGGTGGTGCTGATCATTTAACACTGGCGGCGGCAGAAACAGCAGAGCAAGTTGCCAATGCTGATTTAGTTGCTAATGATCTTCATTTAAAGGTGCATTGCTCAGGGTCAATAGCTGACGTTTCGCCGGTTGTTTTTGATGGGTTTACTCAAGATGCTACACGGTATGTTGAAATAATTGGTGATTTGGATGGTGCATTATGGGATGACACAAAATACAGATTAGTTGCAAATGTCTCAGGGTCAAATGCTGTATTGCGAATACTAGATCCATTTGTAAAAGTACGTAATTTGCAAGCTTGGAATACAAACCCCTCTGCCGCTGGTGAAGATTCAGCGATAAGATGGGGGCATGGAAGTGTAGAAGTTGATAGTTGTATTGGGAGAGGTGGCCGCTATACATTGGTAGATAATGGGGATGGTGGATCTTCTGTTATCAATTCCCTGGCGTATGGCGGTAATACGGGAGGACTCCTAAAAAATGGCGGTGCTGGAACGCTAGACATTGCAGGATCGACCATTGTTAGTGATGGATTGTATGGTGTTAATGGATTGTCAGGTACAGTAACATGCAAAAACGTTTATGCGGCTGGTTCGTCTTCTGCGTTTGAATCTGTTGAATCGTTAACTAATTGTGCGTCAAATGACGCGACTGGCAGCGCAGGATTGCAAAATATTCCTGTTGATAACACTGTTTTCTCAGATGTAGCAGTTGATGATTATCGTTTGGCGGGAGGGTCAGCGTTAATTGATGCTGGTACTGACATGGCCGGTGATGCCGCACCTTTAAATCTAACAACCGATATTGAGGGCAATGCCCGAACAGCCACACCGAGTATAGGCGCAGTGCAAGAAGATACCGCGCCCAAACCGTCAATTTCTGATGTGAATACTGACAATACATTGATTGTGGGTAGCACCGGAAATGTGATCAATGGAGCGCAGTTAGATTCTGTTACAGCAGCAACAATTGAAAGTGGAGCGCTCACGCAAGCATTAACAAATTTATCATTAGCGAGCACTACGGTAACCGTTAATGATGCCGTTGTGCAGGGTGATTTGCCCTATGGTTCAGTTGATTTGATAGTGACGGACGGTTCGAACCCTTACAGCAGTACAATTAATTTACAACCGGAAAGTGGTAAAACATACGTCATTGTTGATACGCCAGATACCGGTGCAGGAAGTATACTTTATAATTTTATAGGTGGTACTCCAACAAACGGGGATCAGGTCGAGTACGCAGAAGGTAATTCTCTTACTGTAAATGCAGATGGAACATTTACTATCCTGCCTGGTGATTATGTTTTAAACATGAGGTACTGGGATAGTTCAGTGTGGACACCGTTTACGGTCACCGTGGTTAATGGTCAGATTGATTCGGTAGCGCCATTATTTACTGTTGCGCCTGGCGTAACCGGTATAACTTCAACGTCTTATAATGTGGACTTTGCAGTTGGAGAAAGCGGCAATTATCGTTTTGTTGCTGTGGCTGATGGAGCTACCCCACCGACTGCACTCGAAGTAATGACGGGTACTGGCGCGGGTAGTAGCGCTCCGATTTACGATAGCACGCTTTTAACTATGACAGCGGACGCAGGGGTATCGACACCGGCAGTAGGTCAAGCGAGCGGCACGGCATTCGATGTTTATCTTGCTGTCGAAGATGCAGCGGGTAACCAGCGCTTAGCGTCCGTTCTCAACGTAACAACTGTGGCAGTTAATACAGCGCCGACTGTGACCGCGCCAAGCGCCTTGTCTATCGAATTTGCGTATGGAGCTGGCGGCCTCGCCAAAAGCGACAGCGTTCTCTCGGCTTGGCTGACATCTGGCGCGGTTGTTGATGATTTTGATACGTTAACCGCTACTGCAGATATAAGCGGTTTAGCAGATCCGATGCCGGCAGGCGATCATGTGATAACTTTTGCCGCGACGGATACCAGCGGCCTAACTGGCAGCGACACATCAACGCTAACATTGATAGAGGGGGCAAACCCAAACACCGCCCCAACATTTACGAGTACGGCTCCGACAGCGGCTATATCTGGTGCTTTATATGCGTACGTGGTTACAACTACGGATGCAGACGCGGATACCGTAACGTTAAGCGCAACAACGCTGCCAGCGTGGCTAACATTCGCCGGTGGGGTTTTGAGCGGTACGCCTGCTGCGGGTGATGTGGGTTCGAATTCGGTGGTGATTGAAGCTAGCGACGGAACGTACACGGTAGCGCAGTCGTTTACGATTGTAGTTAGCGCGGTTGAGACAATCTATCCAGAAAATAGAAATATCGCGTACTTGTCGAGCTTAACGCCAACGCTTGTTGTCGGTGATACATTTAAAGCTAGCGCGACTTTCAAAGCGGGCGTTCCTAATGCGACTTACTCGGTTGCTGGTGCTGGCATATCATGTTCAGTTATAGCGGCAGATCATTCGAAGCGCTACTGTGATGCGACTGTTCAGGTTGAGGGCGCGGCGGGTAGCGATTGGGGTAACGGCGCTATATTGCTAACCATCGATAAAGCAACGACGGCTCAGATAGCCGAATATGTTAAATCGCAGGAGGCGGCAAAGCTGGAGATTCAGGTTTCTGTTGGTGATGAGGATTACACATGGTTTGCACCCCTCAAGCTTATCGCTGGGCATATCTAATGCAGATTAATATCGATAGCGATATCAAAGGCATGATCAAGCATCTGGATAATCTACAAAAGAAACAGATACCGTTTGCTACTGCTAAAGCGTTGACTATGACCGCAAAGGATGCACAAGAAGCCACTAAGAAAGCCATGATTAAAAAGCTTGATAGGCCGACGCCGTTTACGTTGCGCGGTGTTGCTATTGAGCGAGCAACAAAACAGAGTCAAGCGGCAAGGGTATTTATCAAGGATATACAGGACGAGTACCTAAGGTGGCAAATAGAGGGAGGCACGCGCAAAGCGAGAAACAAAGCGCTATTAATCCCGGAGAATATAAAGCTTAACAAGTACGGTAACATGCCGAGGAAAAAAGTTTCTACGCTGAGAGCTAAGCCCAATGTATTTAGCGGCGAGGTTGGGGGCGTGAGCGGTATCTATCAACGTTATAAGCGTAAAGCCCCTAAGCTTCTTGTAGCATATAGACGCGAGGTTACATACGGCGTTAAGTTTCCATTCTATAAAGTGGTGGCGGGGTCAGTGCGCCAACGGTTCGCGGGAAACTTTAGGCAAGCCATGAAAGAAGCAATGGCCACGGCTAAATAGTGCGCAGGCGTGAACATTTATTGGGCCGCCGAGAAAAAAAGGTACTTTTAGACCTTCGGTAACGAGGGTAATTCGCAG